GGCGGCACTCCCCCCATTAGCTCAAATGCGTATTAGATCAAAGACCAACAGTTCATCCTTCCCGGTCGTTCCGGCCTTTACCCAAGAGTGGGTAGGTCATCAGACCTACACAGTTCCAAGTAATGGTACCGTTGTTTCCGAGTATGATGTAGAAACTATGTCAGACGACATCAATAAAGGTCGTCATTTTAAAGAAGTAGTACATGAGCGCAAGGTTCTTACTAAGTCAGCCATTTCGGCTGACACCCTTGTCTCTGGTTCCGAGACCTTTATAAGTTCCGGATCCAACTGCTTCTGGCATATTTGGGGCTTGGGAGCAAATGACTTTGCGTCACATGCTCACATCTCCAAAAGTTGGCCTATTAGTGAAAATACACTGCTACGACAGACGATGGACGACTTCTTCAACGTTAATAATGTTGATAACGTGTTAAACACGGTAGAGTCGCCCGAGTTGGTTACTAGCATGACCTCCATGAGTAGGCAGATTAAATTAATGCCTATCGTTACAGGCAGAGCGCTTAGGCGCAATGCACTTGGAAGGTTTGAGATCCTACCGAAGTTGCTTTCTCAGTCCGTGCGAAGAGATATCGCACGGGCTGGGGGCTTCATTTCGGGAGGGTTTCTGTATTATACATTCGGTATCGCGCCGATTCTCGCAGACATGCGTAAAATTGCGAAGCAACTGAAGACGTATAAGTCGAAGTTGCGAGCTGTTACTGCAAATGCTGGACAACCTGTATCTGTCCACCGCCAGGTGTTTGGCTCCTTTGGAACATTTGGTTCCGATGGTGCCCAGACCCCTGGTGGGGGTTTCGCGTTCAGTCCAAATACGGGTGGTACCTGGAATGCGAGCACAAATGTGCTTGTTACCCCAGTTATGACCTGTACTGTACGAGGAGTCAGAGATATTAAGTATTTGTCCGAGGGATTTCAAACCTTGGATTATCTGATATCTCGATTCGGGGGCGTAGGCCCTGCCAGTTTTGCATGGGAGAGAATTCCATTCTCCTTTGTGCTAGACTGGTTCGTGGACTTATCTGGCGTCCTCAATGCGCTTGATAATGCCCTTACGGGCAATAGGAAGAACATTCAGGAAGCGGGCATCAGTCAAAAATGGAAGTGTTTAGTTCCGGTTGTTAAAATACAACCAAGCTCTACACTTACAGATTCGAACGATGGCTCTCAGATAGCGCTATGCGAGCTGAGTCATTACTCACGCCATACTGTTGATCCGGTCATCTCGATCGGACTAACGGACAGGTTTGGAAAGAAGCAGGGCTTCATTCTTGGAGCTCTGATCAGCCAGATGGCTGCGAACCTGGTGCTTAGAAAACGATAGTAAAATCCAACGTAATATGAATGGTAACATCACAGTCAGTGGTCTTAGTTTTAACCTAGTGTACTCCGATCAAAACGGATCACTACGTCGTGAGACGGCTCGTGGGGCAACTTTGCCCACCGAGCTGCTCATTAAGCATCAAAAGTACGTGGATTCCGCGTCTAAAAGACCTGGAATTCGTACTCTCACACGACTAGACCACTATATGGCAATGACGGATGGAATAATCCTTCCGTTTAGCTACTATAGTGTGTTGACTCGTCCTGATGATCCCCTGGTTACTGCAGCGCTCATCGTTGGGCTTCAAGCCCAGATGACGAACCTGATGCATGGGACTACCAACACGGCAGGGCTTGATCTCCAAACGGCGATCTTGTCCAATCGTGAGCAATAGTTCCAGTTAAGCAAAGAAACCTGCGTTTCTAGCGAGCTCTCAATAAGCTTTCTAGTCATGCTAAAAGTAGTAAATGTCAGTTATATAATCAACATGAATACAAATAGTATTGACTGGATTAACGGTAAATATTCAATAGCAAAGTCCTCAAAATGGTTTCACGATATCGTTGGATCCACTCGCGGACTTGGCTACCTTACTATGCATGAATATGCTAGTATGGCGCACCTTAACGGGTGCCTTGAGCGTTTACTTGGATACTGGGAAAGTCCTCTCAGCAGAAGAGCGTGCACATTTGTGGCCGTGAGGCCACATGGCGATATGCCTTATGTGTTCGTTCCATGCTGTGAGGTTCATATCAGGAACCGAGATGCCAAAAGGGCCCTCGGTTCTACGTACGTTCAGCGTACAGAGTATGTTTCTCAGGCTGCAAAGCCTGGGACCATGCTCTGGCCGTATGAGCGTAAATGGCGAGAATTCTTCAGAGGCCTTAATGCTCCAGCTAAATACTGGGGCACGGGCCTAGGGAGGAGAGTTGCTGAATCAGTACTAGATGTACTGGAGGACGGACGCCTCGACAGAACGCTCCCCGTAGTAATACGGGGAGCTACTGCCGTTGTTCCTATCCTAGGCAACAAACAACACACAGATAGCAGACAGGCCATGTGATACACCATGTCATATTACACTAACATATATGATCGCCTGTTAGCAGACATTAGTGAGCTTTCGGGGGTGCCACTTAGCACTCCTGATGAGATCTCTGATGAGTGGGCTCTAAAATTAGGGCCTAAGCTTGATAAAGATTTGCTGTTATACTTAGAGAATTCGGGTGAGTTACCCGTTTTCCCGGAGTGGTTACAACCTCTTCTGGAAGTCTTCCTGTCCTCAATGGATGGAAAGTATCTCAAGTTCCTACGGCAGATCCTCTTGTTCTGCTATAAGATCGAGTTCGAACCGACAAATGATCAACTCAGGGAGGCGCAGGCTTCCTTTGAGAATACCGATGCGGAAATTCTTACCTGGGAGGCATCATTTGCCTCTCAGAATAAGATCCTCTTCGCATTCGCGCGTCAGATAGTTGGTAAGGTGATATACCGAATCAACTGGAGCGAGATTGAACCCTCACATGGTCCCGGGGCAGTTTATCCCCGGTGTTCTTCCCATGAAAAGAGTCATTTCTCGACCATCTACCGACCTATAGAGAGATATTATTCCTATGCCGAGTACTTCTGTGGTATCCCCTCATTTTGGGGGGACCATCTTGTACGCGCGCAGGATGCTCTCACTGAACAGGACTCTATTGAGTCCAGTCTTATTGCGGTTCCGAAAGATTCTAGGGGTCCACGCTTAATTTGCGTGCATCCTAAAGAGTCAATCTGGATCCAACAGGGCTGTAGGCGGTTACTGGAGCAGGCTATTGAGTCTCCTCGTTCCCCTTGTCATGGAAGGATAACCTTCCGTGATCAGGCTACGAATGGCTCGCTAGCTATGGCTTCGTCTATTGATCGAGAGTTCTGTACCCTTGACCTTAGAGAAGCCAGCGATCGCATCTCATGCTTATTAGTGAAGTATCTCTTTGGAGACTTCGCCTATGAGTATTTGTCATGCAGTCGTGCCACCCATGTAAAGTTACTGGATGGACGCGTCATTGAGCTTAGAAAGTGGGCTCCTATGGGGAATGCATTAACGTTTCCCGTCCAGAGCCTTGTCTTCTATGCCTTGGTTCGAGCTGGCATCAGATCTCGGTACGGTGTAAACTGTACTGATATCTTTGTCTTCGGAGACGATATCCTGTTTCCTACAAAATACTATGATGGTGCTGTTAGTGCCTTAGTACGTTCGGGAGCAATCCCGAATACGGCTAAGACATTCCGGCATGGATTCTTCCGAGAATCTTGTGGCGTTGACGCCTTCAAAGGTGTCAATGTTACGCCTCATAGGTTAAGGAGGTTGGATATTAGTTCTGTTTCCGGAGCGGCCTCGTCATGCACCTTGGCTTGCGCCTTGTTGCAGTCGGGCTACCGCTCGACCTCTGATTGGTTGTACCGTGGGGTATCTAAGTATTGGTTGTTGCCTTTCAGCAACAATCCCAGTACTCAGGGTATCTTCCGGTACATTCCATGTACCCTTAGTAAACTCATGCAGATTGAACGTTCCCTTAGATTTAATTGGGAACGCCAACGGTATGAGACTAGGGTCCTCTTGGTAGTTGGGGTCATTAGTGAACCCACGATTGATGCCTGGTGGCATCTCCAAGATTCGTTATTGCGTCTATCCCAGATGGGAGATTCCGCAATTTCGGACAGAGGTCTGGAATACACGGTCCCTCACCGTGC